TATTTTATCGGTGAGCAAGCTGCGGTCGCGTGGATAGAGTTCTTAACTACACGATGGTTTTCATTACCATCCGTGTATGGGAAAGAACGTTTAACTTCGGTTAAACAGCTGGGAGTGTCTACTCCAAGCCCATACCTACAGACCCGAGTTGCACATGTGCATTCTCGTGGAGTCCTGCATGAAGCAGGTTTTGAGCAAGTTACTCATGTAAAATATGCTGTAGGCCAACCTATGGGTGCCTATTCCTCGTGGTCCATGTTGGCTCTCTTCCACCATTTAATAGTATTTATGGCCTGGCGGCGGTCAGGGTACAAAGGTCCATTATTGTACCTGGTGCTGGGTGATGACGTTGTTATCGCCAATTGTAGCATCGCAGGAAACTATCTCGCTATTTTAGCTGAAATAGGATCTCCAATTAACCTAACTAAGTCTATAGTATCCACAAACGGTTCGTTTGAGTTTGCTAAAAGATTTGTTGTCGCCGGGACAGACCTCTCTCCGATTTCTTGGAAAGAGATGTTTGTAGCAAGATGGGATATTAATTCCCTTGTTTCTTTAGCTGAAGATAATTCAGTTAAACTTGCTTCCATATTGCTCTTTTTGGATCATGGCTATAACGCCGTTTCTCGTCTGACAGCTCCTTTAAACGAAATGTCTAGATCGATGGCACTTACCTTATTATGGTTAAGTCGACCAGGGACCTATCTCTCGAAAATGGATAGCTTCTCGAAATGGTGCTACTCTTCATCATTTAACGTGTTCCATTCTTTTGATTTAGAAATGAAACCTCTAATTAAATGGGGACAGCAGTTAGCGATGCAAGTGTTGAGATCCTTAAAATCTCCTAGTCACTACCTATCTCAATATGCTCTTGAAAAAGACATGTTAAGACAGATTAGGTTGTTAAACTACGTGGGTTTAGAACCCCATGTAGAACAACTGATTCCTTGGCTTGCCGCAATGCTGTGGACCTCTGTGTTCACATATTACCGTGAGTCAATGGTGTATGATTATAATGCTGCTCGTGGAACAATACAGCGTTCGATAATGGCTATGAAGTCTTCTCTTAATAATATGGAGAAAACTCTTAGTGCCCTCGACGTGGTGTTCACGACAGTATTTGAATCCGAAAAAGAAGTTTCTTCTTTTGATACGATTAACCTTGCCGAATGGCGGGTAATAGAGAAAGTAACAACTCTAAATCGATGTCGAGATTTGAAATGGGCACAATATCTTCGAAATACACAACCAAAACTTACTATAGTTAAACCCGCAAGAGCCCTTAGAAAAGGCTTTCGTGGAATAATATAACTCTTAGAGTTAAGAGTAAGATGGATATATAAATGGAAGGATCCTGACCGGTAATGTGGTTGGGAGAAAGAGCGTAGGTGAATTCAGTTTCACTTTTGTACCTCTCCTGTCTCAGGGGGCCAGGTGCATATACTCGAAAGAATTATATGTACTTATGAACCCTCCCTTACAAGATAATGAGGAGCAGTGAAGTGCTTAAGATCGGAAGTCCACGATAGCCGGCAACGGTGGTGTAAGGACCATTGCACTTAGCCAGTGTGATGACGCGCTCAAAAGGCACGGTTCCTGAAAATAAATCTTAATAGAGGATGCTCACAAACGTCTAGTTTGACGTGAGCGAATTATTATCATGAGGTGACTCATGTAACAAGCCGGTGAGCTTGCGCTGATAATGATTCCCAATACCATCTGTTATAGATAGTTTGTGACACGAATCCCTAAGGGTTTT